TATTGATAAATTGTATGAAGATTTAGTTCCGTCTGGATGGGCCAGAGTATTGAGAACATTTATATATAGTTCTGATTTTAAGAATATAATTCAAACTCTTGCTCAAGAGAGTTGGGCTGATAAAAGATTTACTCCGCCTTTGAGAGATGTATTTAGAGCTTTTAAAGAATGTCCTTATGATCAACTTAAGCTAGTAATGATAGGTCAGGATCCTTACCAAATTATTAATGTAGCTGATGGTATTGCTTTTAGTTGTAGTAAACATTCTAGTTTAAAAGAGATACAACCTAGTCTTAAGTTTCTTCTTCAGGAAGTAAATAGAACTGTGTATAATGGAGAGTATGTAAGTTTTAATCCGGATCTGGCTAGATGGTCTAACCAGGGAATTCTTATGTTAAACACTGCTCTTACAGTACAAATAAACAAAATTGGCTCTCATTATAACATATGGAAACCATTTACAAGTTATTTGTTTGACTATTTATCAAACTATAATAATGGATTAGTTTATGTATTTTTGGGAAGCCAAGCTAAAAGTTGGGCTGATAGTCTTAATGACAATTGTAGTAAGATTTTTACTAGTCATCCTGCATCTGCTGTTTATAATAAATTCAGAACATGGGATTGTCAAGATATCTTCAACCAAGCTTCAAATCTTGTAAAAGAAAAATATAACTATTCAATTATTTGGTGATGGAAGAGATATTTAACAGACTGATTAAAGAAGAATTAATGCCTAATACATATTATGTATTACATTGTATTAAAGAAAAAGTTATTCCTAACAAATTTGTCAATAAAGAACTAGAAATCAGTAGATTAAAAGCTAATGATTGGTTAACTGAAGATTTGGTATTGACTGCAAAAAGTCTTATCTTTATTGAAGAAATTAATAGTTTTTTTAAGAAAACCAAGAAGAAAACAGTAAGTGCTTTAATGGGTGATAATTATATTGACATGATGCTTGAGTACCTTGAAATCTTTCCAAATAGAAAGTTAAATTCAGGTAAACCTGCAAGAGTTAATGTAAAAAATCTAGAAGGAGCATTTAAATGGTTTTTTGAGACTTATGATTATAGCTGGGAAATAGTATTAAAAGCAACTAAAAAATACGTGTCTGAATATGAAATGAAAAGGTTTGAATACATGAGAAATTCACAGTACTTTATCCGTAAACAAAACTTGGATAAATCTTTTGAGTCAGATCTGGCTACTTACTGTGAACTAGTTACATCTGGTGCAGATGAAGTTCCTACTTATTTTAGGGACAACATAGTGTGATCAATTTTTAAAATCCACATATGTCAAATTTATTTAATGGAGCAAGACCTTTACTACCGGTTAGTGAAAGGCAGTCCGTAGAAAAAGCTATACTTAAAATTAGAGCTAGAAGACAAGGTACACTTAAGTCTTTGAAGAGTGCTTGGCCTAAATTTAATGATGCTTTTTGTGATGGTCTTGAATGGAGAACAATTACCGTGGTTGGTGCCAGACCTGGAACTGGTAAAACTTTATTTATGGAACAATTAATTAGTGATATTATTGCTAATAATAGTGACCAAGATTTTAGAGTTTTAAAGTTTCAGATGGAGATGGTTGATGAAACAAGCGGTGTTAGAAAACTAAGTCTGATTACAAGTGCTGATTACAATACATTAATGAGTAAGGACGGAAAACTTGTAGATAAGAAAATCTATGATGATTGTGTCAGGTATTACCAAAGCATGCAAAAAATGGATAGGATTAATGTTATCTATGATGCATGTACAGTAGATGAAATGTGTGCTACTATACACTATGAGATGGAAAAGTACAAAAATGAAGATGGTACTTATACCAATATGTTAGTTGCTATAGATCACTCAGCTTTATTTAAAGTTGGTAAAGGGCAAAAAGACAAATTTGATATGCTAGGTGGCTTAGGTGAAGCTCTCACTATGATGAAAAAAAGATATCCTGTAGCATTTATTGTCTTAAGTCAGCTTAACAGAAACATAGATGATCCTAAAAGACAAGAAGAAGGTACTTATGGTAATTATGTATTAGATTCTGATATTTACGGGTCTGATGCTTTACTACAACATGCTGATGTAGTTATGGGTATTAATAAACCTTCTGTAAGAAAGTTGAGGTTATATGGTCCTGAGAAATTTATAATTCAGGATGAAGATGTGTTAGTGTTTCATTTTCTTAAATCAAGGAATGGTACTACTAGGATAAGCTTCTTTAAACTAGACAGAACTTTAATGCGGATTGTAGAAATACCTACACCTCCAACAGCAGTAAAACCAAAAATTTCAACAGTATGAGTGTAACAACAATTAGAAAAACAAGGGAGAAAGAGTTCTATGTGTATCACATAGATACTTTTAAGAAATTGGGTCTTCCTGATCCAATGTTCTTGATTAAAACAGCATTCTTTCAAAAAGGAAAGTTTGGAAGGCAAGTTCAGTTTTTTGAATCTGAACTGGGAAAAGGTGAAGATATTTACTTTGAGCTTTATGACAATGTAACTGATAACTCAGGTACAACAGTAGATGTTAAACCTTTCTATGAACATAGACAGCTGTTCAGATATAAGTATAACCCATTTTTCCGTGAGGAATATGATCAGAAAGAAAATACTTCTGGTTCCGGTGCAACTTATTCTACATTTACAGTTCCATTACAGGAAATGACTGTAGTTAATCCTGATGGAAGTACATTAAGTTTCAATTTATTTGAAAAAAGACTTGCTGAGATAGAAGAAAAGAAGAAAGGTTCTGATTTTGATATAGATCTACCTAGACTTCAAAATTCTTTAGTGGATAATAATGACTTTCCTGATTTTACTGAAAGTACAACAGCAAAAATTACTTTGACACCCCATGTAAATGTTATTCCTGATGTATTATATTCTGAAATGACTATTGCAGATTATGCAGCAATTATGTGGAAAAAACCTGTAAGTAATAGACAATGGTTAAATGATTTAATAACAAAACAATGAGTATAGTTCTTCCTACAACAAAAGTGAAAGCTCAAAGAGCTAATCCAAAAAGATTAGTTATTTATTCAAAACCAAAAACAGGTAAAACTACTTGTTTTGCTGGTTTGGAAAATAATTTGATTCTGGATTTAGAGCACGGTACAGATTTTTTAGATGCATTAAAGTTACCAATTAGTAATTTACAAGGATTACTTGATGCGGGTAAAGCAATCAAAGAAGCTGGTAAACCTTATAAGTTCATTACTATTGATACTGTAACTGCATTAGAGGATATGGTAATGCCTCTTGCAATTAAATTGTACAAACAAACAGCATTAGGATCTAAGTTTGATGGAGATAATGTATTAACTTTACCAATGGGTCAAGGTTATTTATATGTACGCCAAGCTTTTTTCCAAGTGTTGGATTTTGTAGATGGTTTAGCTGAGTATGTGATCTTGTCTGGACACATTAAGGATTAATTGCTAGTCCTTGTAAAACCTCTTTAATTGCTGGGATATCCTAAAGACAAAATAACTACAATATTCAAGAAATTAGAATATGAATGTATAACAATATTTTGTATCTTTATAGTGACCAAATAAAGTCAATATATGAATGGACAATCAGCAGCCAAGCCTCTAAGTTCTAAAGAATATGAGGAAGGTTCAACGACTATCAAAACCACTTCTTATGAAGACAAGGGAGTAGAGTACACTAACAATAGTGGAAAAGGGAGGGATTTAGATACAACTTTTATTTATGCTTTAATAGAATCTGGTACTAATAATATCAGATATGTAGGTAAAGCTAATAATGTACAACAAAGATTTAATTTTCATTTATGTGATAAAAGAAAAACCCATAAAACAAGTTGGCTAAAATCAATTAATTATAATGTAAATTATATTATTTTAGATGAAGTTAGCAGATATGAATGGCAATTTTGGGAAATTTATTGGATAAATCAATGTAAAGTTTGGGGATTTAGCTTAACTAATCATACTTTAGGTGGTAATGGTTGTTCAGGGTTTAAACAATCTGAAAAACATAAACTTAAAATTTCTATTGCAAATAATGGAAAAACAATTAGTTTAGAAACTAGAGAAAAACTTTCTAAAAATAGAAAAGGGATAAAGTTTAGTAAAACTCATATAAAAAATTTATCAGAAAGTCATAAAGGATTAAAGTATCCTAAAGATAATTATGGTAAACATTGTAAAAGAAAAGTAAGTCGATATAAAGATGATATTCTTATAAAAATTTGGGATAGTATAAAAGATGCATCAGAATTTTATAAGGTTAGTTATACATCAATATGTCATTGTTGTGCAGGAAGAAAAAAACAAATAAAAGGATTTGTTTGGAAGTATTTAGATTAAGATATAGTCTAATCCTATTAGAAATAATAGGTAGTAATGAAGCAAGTAGATGATAAAGGAGAGATGGTTATGGCTGCAAATATTGATTTGACAGGTAAAATCAAATCTTTAGTTTGTGCTAATGCTGATGCAATTGGTTATATGTACAGAAAAGGTTCTAAGACTATTTTAAGTTTTAAAACTGTTGATGAAGTAACTTGTGGTGCAAGACCTGATCATCTAAGAAATAAAGAAATAGTAATTGCTGATTCTAGTGAAGGAGAGTTAAAAGTCTCTTGGAATGAAGTATATATTTAATAATTTAAGTTTAATAATAAAAAAAGTAAAAAAATGGCTTTAAGTACAACTGATTTAGGAGCAGGCACAGGGATGCCTAAAACAATTACACCAGGTAATAACATTTTGAAAATTAACAGTGTAACATTAGAAGAGTTTACATTTATTGATGGTGCATACCACTTGATGTTAAATGTAGAAACACCACCTATTGATGGGTTTGAAGGTTTTATGATTGACAAAGATGATGAAAGTAAAGGTCATTATGCAGGTCAAATTGGTAGAATTAAAGCTAGTCAATATGCATTTGCAGACGGTGAGACTAAAACAGGTATTAAAATTCAAAGAGATAGATCTATCATGATATTCTTAAAGAATTTATCACATACTTTTGGAATTGATGAGTGGTTTATTGCTCAAGATAACAAGTTTGATACAATTGAAGACTTTGTTAAAAACTTTAGTAATAATGCACCAATTACTGGTAAATATCTTAACTGGTGTGTAGCAGGTAAAGAATATATGGGTAAAACTGGTTACACAAACTATGATTTGTATTTACCAAAAGGTGAAGGACAAAAATATGCTTATGGTGATCCTGAAACTGGTAAAGTTTTAGAATACAATGAAGCTAAACATCTTAAGAAACTAGAAGTTACAGAGAAAAAAGACTTTGGTGTTGAAGATGATTTGTCTATTCCAAGTAAAAATTCTGCTGACTTCAGCTTAGATTAAAAGTTCACAACTTTTGAGAAAGGGAGTCTCAGTGCTCCCTTTTTTATTCTAAAATAATTTGTTATGATTTCAACAAAAGCAATTATATCTGACTTAAATCAAGTACCAACAGAATGGATATTTGAGTTTTATTTAAATCTTACAGAAAAGCTAACTGGACAAGATCTTAAAATTAAATCTGTATTTACTAAAGAAAATACTCCGTCTTTTTGTATTTATCCTGATAAAATGGGTAGATATAGATTTAAGGATTTTTCTTCAGGTAAGTCAGGTGATGCTATAGAACTTGTAATGTTATATTATAATCTTGAATCTAGAGGAATTTCTGTTAGAAAGATTATGGATGACTATTCAGATTACATAGCAAAACATGATATTACACCAAGAGAGTTTGTTGCTGAAAGTAGATATGAAGTATCTGATTATGAAATGAGACACTGGAATAATCTTGATCAAGATTTTTGGATGGCTTATAAAATTTCTTCAAGGGTTTTAAGTGAACATAATGTACACCCATTGCAGTATTTTATATTAAGTAAAACTGATAATGATGGTGAGGTAAAGGAATTAAGATTTGAGAATCAATATACTTATGGTTATTTTAGAAAAGATGGTACTTTATATAAGATCTATCAACCTAAAAATAAGAAAAGTAAGTTTATAAAAGTTTCTGATTATATTCAAGGTTCTGAGCAGATTAATTTTGATTCAAAGTATCTGATTATTACTAAATCTTTGAAAGATATAATGTCTTTCAAAACTCTTGGAATTGGTAATGCTGAAGTAATTGCACCGGATAGTGAGAACACTATTATTTCTGAGAATATTATGAAAAAGTATTCACAAAAATATGCTAAATGCTTAATACTATTTGATAATGATCAACCAGGTATTGATGCTTCTAAAGCATATCAAAGAAAATATGGATTTGATTACTTAGAATTACCATTTGAGAAAGATATCTCTGATACTGTAAAAGTTAGAGGTGTTCAAGAAACAAGAAGAATTGTGTTTAATCTAATAAAAAGCAAATTATGAGCTCTACTGCAAAATGGAACTATAAAGGTAAAGAGTTTAAAGATTCTGATATACCTGAAGGTGCTGTTGGTTTTATTTACATTATGTCAGCTATAATAGATGGTAAGTCTGTTCTTTACATAGGAAAGAAGAATTTCTTTTCAAATGTAAAAAGAGCCTTGGGTAAGAAAGCTCTTGCAATGACTACTGACAAAAGGTTAAAGAAATATAAGACGGTAATTACACCGGACTATAGAAATTATTTCAGTAGTAATAAAATTCTCAAAGAAGCTCATAAAAATGGAATAAACATAAAAAGAGAAATACTTAGAATATGTTATTCTGGAATGGAACTTACTTATCAAGAAACTAAACACCAATTTATGTATGAAGTACTTGAAAAAGAAGAATATTTGAATGGTAATATTTTAGGAAAGTTCTTCCGTTTTAAATGAAAATATATAATGTAGAGAGAAAACTCTATTTGGTAAAATGTAAAACTAAATAATATGTCTGATTTAATATTAAACAAAGAAGAGTGTAAGAATCTGATTGAAATGATAAAATCA